AGTTTTGCAAGGTGACCTGAGATACTATCTAAATATTTCTGATTTTCTTCCAACGCAGAACCTGCGGATTTAGTGGAAGAATCTTCGTAGACGGATTGAAGCACGTCAGGATTTTGAAGAATTGAACTGGCTATGGACGCCCTATTTTTTTGAAATGTTAAGGTAGGTCGCAAATCTACCTAATAATGAATATTAACTAAGATGCTTTTACATTATTAAACTCACCTTTTTTATATCTGTTTACAAAATCATCCCATTGTTCTGGCACATTGCCACCTATACCATAAATATCATGAAATAATTTATGTAAGTCTTTTTCAACACATACGCCTAAAGGATAGGTTTCGTGTATATCTAAAAAAAGTTGAATAATAACATCCAACTCTTCTTTGGTGTAATCTTCTATATTATAAGATTTTAATAGTCCTTGTTCATTACATCTTTCAAATGCTTCTTGCAATATCTTATTGAAACTATATAAATGATGTATTTCAAAGTTTTTAGACCCAGTTAAAACACATTGATAACCACACTGCTCACAACTTAATCTTTTCCAAGTCGATATTTGACCTCTAAGTAATTTACTCAAACTTTCATACCCTTGATATTCTTTATTAAATTGATAAATGCCAAGTTTCCGTTTTTGTTCTTTTATTCCAACTGGTGTTTTACCAAGTACTTTTGCAATTTCTTCGTCAGACATTAGCACATAGTTATCGAGAATAAATTGTTTTTGTTCATCTGAATATTTTTCAGAAAGATATTGTAGCCCTTTAACACCCATTTTTAGAGCGTGTATCTTTAAACCATTTGCACTTCTGCGAGGAAGCATTTGTAACACCTCGTTTAATGGAATATGAGGGTAATATTTAATTATAATATCCTCTTCTTCTTTAGTCCAATGTTGAGAGGTCGTTAATCCAAGTTTTATAGCTTTAGTAGATATAGCTTTTACGTTATGTCTATTATTAAAATGAGCCGCTATTTCATCATAAGACAGAATGCCAAAATTATTAACTAGAAATTCTACCTCTTCTTGACTCCAAAAATAATTAGTATTTTTAGCTTGATGCCGACTGGCAATGCTATATATTTGCTGTTTAGTAAGATCAGGATATAGCCTACGTATCTCATCCATTGCATCTTGAGTATATAAATTACATATCTGTTTAATTCCTTCTTCTCCGATCCGTTTTTCTATTGACGGTCTACGCTTGCGTCCACTTTTTCGTATATATTTACGAACAGTATCTTGTCCTACACCTGTTTCTTTAGATATATCAACAATAGTCATTCCACTATCATATTTTTCATACATTATTTGAATTAATTCTTTTGAAATTCTTGTTGCCATAATTGCTCCTTGTCTATTAATATTCATTATTCTTATGCTTTCACACAAGCACGGACTATTTCTTTATCCTCAGCTTGATCTGTTAGGATATGCGCTGTTTCCATTTAAGGGATTCTCACCCACTCCATTTGCGATTGAGCCGTACTCCTATTGGTCTATTAAGACCCCTACACGGGGATAGTCTCTGAACGTTCACCATATATATTTAATTAAAACATACTTAGGCGCTTCGCTGCGAATTAACCATTGTATCATCCTTAACTTGTTAATCCTTCATATAGTGATTTCTCCTATATTGTGGCATAAGGCTTTAGGTAATCAACGCATTTAAACGCATTCTAAAATATATGTTTCCATATATTTCAGGCAAAAATTTACCTGCAATTGATTCAAGCAGTAAGTTCTGACGGTTATCGCCTGTTTTTAAATCTGCTTGACGAATCTCATCCCAGATTTGGGAGAGACCTAACATGATTTCATAAGTTGATTTGTAGCGACCTAACTCGTCTTGTATATCAAATCCTTTGTAATTATTTGAAGCTACCTTTGTAGCATTCATAATCAGTTCACGCATTTTGGATTGAGATACTATCATGTCAGATGTATCTTCACCCATTTCTTCCAATTCTTCTGCTGCTTCTTTAGTACCTGTTAAACGAAGAGCGATTGTCCTAACGCCCTTACCAGTTTTACTAGCGTCTTGTGTGATTAAATTCATTTACGTTCAGTTATATTCGCAAGATATAACTATTAATATGCATATTTAATTGAACATATTATTTCTACGATTACTCGTAGGATCAGACTATATCTTCATCTCTTTAATAAAAGAGAGCACACCATTTCCATTTAAGGGATTCTCACCCACTCCATTTGCGATTGAGCCGTACTTCTATTGATTAGGATATATATTCTCTAGTCCTAATCCCGACACGGGAATAGTCGTTGAACGTTCCATATATATTATACAATTTAATTATAACATGTCAATATGGCTTCGCTGCTGATTATCCTAATAGGACTTCCAGCAATTAGATGTGTTCTATATATGTGTCACCACATATTCAGGCAATTTAATCTCACCTGCTGTCGTCAAAGCAATAGCTTCATCAAGATCATTGCCAGCAGTTTGTAATGCAGCCGCACCATCTTGAAGAGCAGTTGCCAATTCATCAGTTGCTATTGCATAATTATTACCAATAAGATTCAATCTATCTACGATATCCATCTTATCGATACCTTCTTCAGCATCAGCATACGCAGCGCTCATAGCAACCAATGCAGTTGTTGCATCGTTAATATTATCAAACTCAGAAACATTAAACAGTACGTTTGCAGTCTGCGCAGATTGAGATGCTGTTTGTAAATCCTCGCCAAGCCTCATCCAATCGGCAGTACTCGTCTGTAACTGAGCCGCAGTCGTACCAATCTGATTTGCTGTATCAAACGTACTCTTTTGATATTCTCTTAAACTACTCAGACTTTCGTCTGAAACTTTTTGCATTTCCGTCAAAGCGTCATCAAGTTCGTGGATGATGTTAATACCATCTTTGAAAACACCGATTACTCTATAGAATGAAACAAAGGACAGGAGATAAGCACCTAAGGATTTGAAGCGTTGCGTCAACATTGAAAAGAATGTATCACCTGTACGACCAGCCTCAATTGCTTGTTGCTTTACCCTCTCTATACCTGCTTTTAAATTGTCAAAAGTAACACTATTAATTTTGCCTTGTAATTGGTCAATAAATCCTTCCAGCTGAGATATATCTTCTGCGGATAATGCAGGATTATCTCTGATAAATTGTGTTGTAGAGGCACGCAGTTTTTGTACGTCAAGATCATCAACAATTTTAAAATCACCAGCTTTTTGTGCTACTTCGTCTAATGAACTTTTTAATTCTGTCATTGTTTGTTGATAATCTGTAATATTTTCTTTTTGCGTGAGCCACGTTTTGTCATCTTTAATAATATTTTGTATCTCTTGTAAATGCTGTAGTGCTTCTTCGGCTTGATTCGCGCTATTAACAAATTTATCAAATCCTTCGACTGTTCCTTCAACAAAACCAGATTCTAATCCTTTTGTTATTCCTTCTTCACCAAAAATACTGCTAATCTTGGACTGTGCGGATTCAGCTTTAGATTCTATCTTTGTAAGCATAGCTTCGTATGCTATAGACGCTTTACTTGCTGCTTCAGCTTGAGCATCTGCAACTTTTGGTGCGGCTTTTGAATTGAGTTCTCCAGTTAATAAATTATCCCGTGCTAAGCCAGTAGAACCAGTAAGTCTTGTTGCTAATTCATCAACACGAACAAGATCCTTTTCTAAATTCTTTAAAGAAGCACCAGCGCCCTTAGACATATCGTCAAATAGCTTTTTTAAAGCAGAAGCATATTTGCCATAGTTAGTAGTCATTCTACTAAAGTCAGCTTGAGAACGATCAGATGTTTGCTCTAGTCCTTCCACAACGCTTTTACTTTTGCCTTTACCTTCCATTTGAGCAAGATAACTATTAGCAGATCTAGTAAATTGAGGGTTAATAGCCTGTAATGGATCGTTGGATACTGTATTCTTTAAATCCTGTATTTTATTAAGATGTTTCTCAATTGTCTCTAAAGCACCCGCCAAAGCAGGATCGACATTAATAAGTTTTCCACTATCACGCTTAATAACCTGTAATCTTGTTTCAATATTAGATAATCTATCTAACAATCTTGTACTAGCGGCTTCAATACTCTCACCAAATACATTACTTTCGTCCTGCGTATCTTTAACCATCTGAGCTGTAGATTCTTTAAGTTGTAGAAACGTCTTCAACACTTCAGGACTAGCACCATTAGCTTCCATAGCAGCCAAGTTTGCGTTTAATGTTTCAATAGCTTGAGAAGCGGCTTGAGCACCCTCAGCGATTTGATTGTATTCCTCTTTACGTGATTTACTCCAATTCGATTGTGCTTCTTTTGGGATAATATCAATAGAACTTAAAGAGTCAGCTAATGCTTTAATTTCGGCTTTCTGTTGGTCAACATATTCTTTCGCTAATTGTCCAATAGAAGATTTCTGTGCGGTATTACGTGCTTCACTCAATGCCGAAAAATTACTTGACGCATCATCTCCATAACCCATTAATAGATTATCTATCTGCGCCTGTCCTACATCGCTTAAAGCTACTTTTTGCTCTAATTCAAGAATTCTTTGTAAAATCTCTTCACGTTTTTCTAAAGCAACGCTATATTCATCAACGCTACTAATGGTAAAAAGTGCTTCCTGTGCTCGTTTAAGATTGCCATATTCTTTAATAAGAGCATCTACATCAGTAGCAGGATTTCTTTTGGTTCTGGTCGCAATTTCACGTCCAACTTCCTTAGGAGCATATTGCTCACTGGATGAATCCAATCTGGGATCATATTCATCTCTAACGACATCCTGTTTTGTTCGCTTCAATTCTTCAATAACACGCTTAGCTTCTTCCGCATCCGCTTTTAACTGTTTAATTTGCTCATCATATTTTTGAGCAATATTACTTTCAATTTCAGCAGTCTTGGCCTCAGATGTCAGTTCTTGAACTTTGTTTAATACTTCATCAATACGACTTGCGAGATTATCAAAACTATCACCTAATGAAATATTAAAGCCCTCTTTAGGAAGTTGCTGAATAGTCTGAGATAAGGTGTTTAATGGTTCTGTAAAACCTGTAAGATCAAAACCTTTAAATTCATCAAATGATTGAGGAAGTTGAGAAAGTAATTCATATATTTCCGTTAAAGCAAGAATAAGAGTATTAAAATCTCCAGCAGAACTTTCATTTTGAATAGCCTTTTGAGTCGTATTAGCAGACTCAGCAAGTTGTTTATTAGCTTCAAGTGCTTCTTTCTTAGCTTGTGCTAATGCTTGCATTTTAGACGCAGCATCACCTGCTTCATTGCCTTCTTCTTGAACGCCACTTGCAGTTTCTGCGCCAGAAGAGGAAAGAGGAGCATTAGAGACTTTTAATTGTTCTTTTTGTTGTTGAATATTATCAATGCGATTTTGTATTTCTTGTGCTTGTTGCTCGTAAGAAGACAACAATTCTTTATTAGCTTGTAAATCGGCCTCCAATTGTTGCTTTAAGTCTTCGGGACTCGTAAACCCCCAATCTTCCCGTGTGTGCTTTACAGCGTCGCTAGGCTGAAGTCTACGTCTGTTCGCTATTTTGGAAGCCGTTTCGCCCCCATGAGATTCAAACTCTTCCATAGCTTTATAATACTCAAGCCATGCCATTTTTTCTTGTTGAATGGTTTCTTTGTTTCGTTCAAACCATTTTATCCATTCACTGCTATTTTTGTCTTCAGGGGCACGATCATCAAAACGCTCAGCAGAAATAGTGCTCGCTTTTATTAACGCAAATTGTGCTTTATTATATGCTTCTTTTTGAGTTTTAACAGATACATCTTTGCTTAATATATCGTTTATATCTTGTGTAATTTTCTCAATATTGTTTTTTTCTTCAGTTATTTGTGCCAATTTGTCTGTTAATTGTTGCTCTTCATTTTGTAAACTCTCAAGTTGCTGGTTAGCATTTTGTACAACAGGACTCTCTTCTCCAGCTTGCCCACTTGAAACAGGGGCAGATGGTTTTTCTTGAGTGGTCGCAGGAGTCGCAGGAGGGGCTTGTTGTTCTCTGGTTTCAGCTTCAGCAATCATTCTATCTATTTCAGCCTGTCGTTGTAACGACTCTTCTTGAATCTTCTTTGCATCGTCATATATATGTTGTTGTTCAGCACGTTGTTGTTGAAGTTGAGCGAGACGTGTTTTGTCAGTTTGAATTTCAGATTCAACTTCTTGTAAACCAGTGACATTATCCTGCGCGATGTTTAGTTCTGTTGTCTTTTGCTTTTTTGCATTTTGTAATTCTTTTTCACGATTTTGTAATTCCTGTAATCGTTCTACTTGCTCTTGATTTTGCCGTATAGTTTGATCTTCTTCTTCATAAATTTTACGATAAAATTCTCTTTCTTCTTTTAATTTATTTAAAGATTCCTGATAAAAATATTCATTGTCTGAATCAAATTGTTCCCTACTTAACGTAGAATCAGCTACTTGATGCTTTTTTGCCTGTTCCATTGCTCGATAATGCAAAACAGTATAAGCATCTTTCCAAACACCATTATCCTGATCAGCATGATATCCAGTTCCTTGCCTATGTTCCGTATATAATTGGCTAATTCTTTTTAATTCATCTGTCGCTTTTTGTTTTTGAGGTTTACCTTTTTCTGTAAATGGTATATGTTGTAATCTATCAAGTTCTTGTAGATCATCATTGCCAATAAAACTATCAATATAATCTAACCACTTTTGAGCATTAATCTTATTCTTTTTAGCTTGAGTTATTTGTTGAAGTTGATTCTCTAAAGATTCCCTTTCCTGAGATACACTTATCAATTCTTGTTCAATCTCTTCTAACTCCGCTTTCTTTTGTTGCGCCTGTTGTGTGAATCCCTTCATAGCTGGCAAACGGATATCTTCATTTTCTTTTACTTTACGACCAGTCCAATCAATATCTTTATCAATTTGATTAATCTGCCCCTCAGCCTCACTCATTGTTTGAGAACTTTTCTGAATCTCTTCTTCTAATCTTTGGCGCTCTGCTTGGAGGTCTTCACGAGTCTGCTCAATTTCAACAATTTCTTCTTGACTTTGATTTACACCATTGTCCTGATTGGTTCTTGTTTTTCCAGCTTCTATTTGTGCTCGGTCATTTGCAATCGCCGCTTCGTATCGCTCGATGTCCCCTTGGGTCTGTGATATCTGTTGATTAATGTCCTGTGCTCTATTCTCTTTTTTATTTCTTTGTCTTTGTAATTTATCATATTCACGTTTAGCTTTGTCTCGTTCTTCTCTAAGTTGATTTAATTTTTCTGTTTCTTCTTCAAATTCTTTATTTTCTTGAGTTAGATTTGTATATCTAGGACGTGCCAAATCTGCCTTATCAGTTTCAATTTGATCTTGTAGTCTTTTTTTTTGAGATTGTAATCCACCTTCTTCAGTATCCAAGGCATCCATTTTTTTTTTACTGGCTGATGCCTTATTATTAGCACTCGTTATTGCTGATAACGATTGAAGTTGAGACTGTTGTTGTTTTACTTCTTCAGATATTTTATCTAATTCAGCTTGCCGTTTTTTGATTGTCTCTCTAATTGGTCTTAATACAGATTCCAATTCTGATTGCAAAGCGTCTTGTAACTGCTTAGAATCCGTTTCTTGTCCCTCTTTAATAACATTAGCAAATCGATTGCTTAATCCGTATTCTTCCGAACCATTTGATAATAATGTTGTTAATTCAGACTCTTCTACACCCTCTTTTTGTGCATTACGAAAACCTCTTAATAGTTCTATTTTAGAACGTGTGTATTGCTGGTTGGCCTGTTCTACAGCACTTGTCAATTCATTACGATTGTCATCTGTTGCATTTTCTAAATCTTTTCTCGCTTGTTCTAATTTTGTTTTGTTCTCTTTAGTCTGGTTAGCTTTTTCTTGTAATAATTGGAGAGCGTCCTCGCCAGTTACATCTGTTTTTGCATCTTTGATTTGTTTTAAAGAAGCAATTTCATCACGTATGTTAGTAGCTTTCTCGGCATTTGTTGCCATAGCATCAGATATAGTATCTCGTCTTGCCTCAGCGTCCCCTATATTCGTAAGATTCTCTTGTTCCAATAATTTTTGTGATTGTTTTTTATATTCCTCATATTCTTTTTTTAATTGCTCTTTTTGTTGACGAATAGTTTTAATACGATCATCAATGTTCTGCACTTCTTCAGAATTTTTATTAATACGCTTATTTAATGTTTCTTGATCTTTATTCCTTTGTGTAATATCTTTTTTTTGTGCGTTATGTTTATCGTTTAAGGTATTTGTTTCAGACGCTTTGTTACGATAAGTTTGTAGTTGATTGTTTACCTCGATATCAAGGGCTTCCTTTTCTGCCGTCAATGAAGCGAATTCCCGCTTCAATTCATTTTGTTTTTCTTGAGCTTTTTTAAGAGCTTTTTCATCTTGCTGTAATTGTTTTTCCCAATTTGTTTTTTTTGCATTAATCGCATTACCCGCTTTGGAAGCGGAATTATCTGCTTCTGATGCTTTCTCTACTGCTTTTTGTGCATTCGTTTGTGGTTTTTCGTCCTTTTCATCTGGCGCAGTCTCATCTAACTTGTCAGTGGCTTTCTCAGCAATCTCCGCAGCCTTTTCTGCAGTTTCTGCAGCTTTTTCAGCACGGTCAGCGGCTTTTTCTGCAACCTCAGCAGCTTCTGAATCTGAAGAGCCAAGATTACCTTCTTTTTTACTTTGCATAGACATAGTATCTGCTAATAATTTCTCAGCAGATACTGTTTTTACTTTTTTATAATCACCCGTAATTAAAGGAATCATTTTACGAGCATTGCTCTTATCGCCCAGAACTTCTGTTAAGATATTAAATGCACCAAAAAATTGATTGACGTAATCACTAAATACTTTTGGATCAGTAATTTGAGCATACATTGCGTCTTTAATTTGTCCACCTTCAACAACTCGTTGACGCATATTTTTAAAGACGTCCTGCAATAAAGTCTCATCTTTTATCTTTTGCTGTATAGGTTTTAAGATATCTAAAGCGTTTAAAGACTCAAGGGCTGCTTCTGCATCAGGAACTTTTAAAGAAGCTAAGTCTTGAAGACGAGACATATACCCAACAAAATCTGCCATTTGTTCGTTAGATAGTTTAATTTTCCCTTTTGAAATAAATTGGTCTGTTAATTTTTCAAAATCTAATGATTCTTTTAGCCTTGCTTCTGCTTGATTAGGTGACACAAGATATTTTAAAATATCATCATATCCTTGATTCGAAGCTTCCTTTAATGAGCGCAATTGGGCAATACTTTTAACTCCTTCTGTAGGATTACGTTGTAAAAAGTATTTTGTTGCCTTTCCATATGTTTTTCGTAACTGATCTTTAGATTTATCATCAATGCCAAACGAATCAATGATATCATCAACAGACATAGACCCATAAATAGCGCCCCAAAGTCCTTCAACTCCCTCACGGCCTTTTGCATGTTGAAGAAAACTTATTTCGTCAGCTGTAGCAATATTACCAAAAGATTGCATCCCCTCTCGCAATCCTTGGACTACTTGAAGCTTAACGTTATCTTTCAATGAATTATCTGATAAAGCGGAAGTCAAAGAGGGAATAATGCCACTAAAATCTAATTTATTGTATTTGGAGGATGACAGCATTTCAGTAACAGCCTCTAATTCACTAGAAGCTGCTTGTGCCATTTCTTCGCTATCAAATCCAAATTTTAAATCCATATCTTGTAATTCTTTTAAACTCTTTCCAAGTCCATTTTTTAATGTACCAGATATTTGTTTAAAATTATCTACAAGAGCAGCCTCTATATATATTTTCGCAGAAGCGCCTCCATTACCACCTGCCATATTTTACACCTCCTTTATTTTCATACAAACTTTAAAACCGAATAATTACCTTTAGTCATGGCAGATAACCCAGATATTCTTAGTTGATTTTGAAAACCCGGCTCTTTTATTTTATTTCTAATTTCATCTACTCGATGTGGTTTACCTTGAATAGGAGCATATTTTGTGTTAGTGTCAATATATATCCTTCTTTTCTTCATGACCACCTTACTTCCCACTCTACCGTTTTTTATAACGTTTTGCCTACCTTTTACATTTAAATAATAATACGGGTCTGTCGTTCGTATATATCCATGAATGCCCAAATCCCATACATTTGTATATATTTGTGCCTCATCAAAACCATTATGCGGGATGCCTGGATGAGAGGTGAATCCAGAATCAATTTCAACACCCCCTTGATAAATATTATCACCATCATCAATATATTTTTGAAAAGAGCTACCCCTCATTAAATTAGTACGATCATATATTACAGGTGTATACTCTGCATAGTATTCGTTCATTTGAGTTTTAGCGAATTCAGTAATGATATCTGCTGCTTTAGTTGTAACAGTTTTACAAAAAATATCACCCATTTTTCGTAAATCGTCTTCTAATCCATCAATACCTTCTATACTTTTAGCGCTCCAACTTAAATTAAGATGTAATCGTCCCCTCATTATTTATCACTCCTTCTTCACAATCTCTTTCACCTTATCCATATCAACCTCTTTAAGCACCCCCTCAGCAGCACCTAAAAAGTTGTCAACCCAAGCATGAATAAGCGGAGCAAATTTCACTACCTGTTCCCTGACAAAAGCATGTGGCTCATAATAATTTGTCATGATATCATTACTTTTCATATTAAGCACACTATCAAACATAGCTACCTGCGCTTCAGGGATATAGCTAATAATCACATCAACCAGTCCATATTTCTGCAACAGGTTAAAATCGCCCAACGAGTCTTCTTTATCTATTACAATATTTGTATATGTATTAAGCAACGCACTCACATACAACAAATATTTCTTGCAGGAATCAACCTTAAATTGCCCATCTGCTGTAAAATAACTAGCCGCTATAATCTGATCACAAATAGTGCATACTACTTCATATCGCTCATATTCTTTAATAGCAAGTGTACCCTCAAGATAAACACGTCTTGCGTCATCAGAAGAGCGATTTTTTAATGATTTTACAAAATCCTTAGCGGTCACATATTTAATCATATTATTATCATCAGCAGTAAAATACTGTCTTACCTTAGGTTCCTGATTCTGATTTGCATTCTTTGCCATAATAAATCTCCTTTTCTTCCTTATCCAAATTTCTTGCAGTATGCCAGCCCAATACAAATAGCATCTGCTTCGTCATCATTCACATTCATATTAAGATTATCCTTAATATATTTAATTGAAGCTTTCTTAAACTCATCTCGTTTTCTACCAAATGCCTGAAGCTTCACATACTTACGCCATTCACTGGGCGCAAATTCATAATATGTAATTCCATTAAATAAACAAAAGCCATAGACCGCTCCAATAATTTTCATGAGCATATCTATGACTTTCATATTTCCAAACACAACATCTTTTTCAATAACAATAATGTCAGGCTTTAATTGCCCAATACTGTCTAATAACTCTTTAGTCATTAATTTAAGACGTTCATAACCATTTTTTACTTTTTTAAAATCATCAATGACACCAGATTCCTGATATTCACCATCTTTGAAAATAGCCCATCCCGTAGATGTGGTACTGGTGTCAAGAGATAGAAGAGTAGTACTGCTCATATCGTATCCTCCTCAAGTTCATACTTGCACCATAACTCATAGGCTTCTTTGGTTTCTTCTTTTAAGAAAATCATTACTAAAATCGTCTTGCCTGTCTTCCTGTCCATACCTGTATACACATCAATAGGATAAATCCCATTCGCTATATATAATTTAAATTGCTTCGAATTAACTATCCGTACTACTTCAGATGGATAATAAGGTCGTGGATGAAGATTAGGCGTAATAAGGTCATGTCCAAACATAATTATTCCTCTCTCTTCTTATTTAAATAGTCCTTGGGATAAACCCATTGACCTTCATGTCTGCCAATTTTTGGATTATAAAGATAAATATAAACTCTATCCGCATCCAAATTTTGCATACCGATCTGTAAATCGCTGTGTTGCTTATGGCGTATATAGAATCCATTCGTTACCTTATATGAATTATTTTCTCTATAAAACATAGCCGTTCTCCTTTTGCCGTACAAAAAAAGGGCATAACCTCGCCTGAACAGCGTAAGCTATGCCCTTTTATCAATATAACTATCCTCTATTATATAATAAAAAACTAGTAATAGGATAGTGTTTGTCAAAAGTCAAAATAATAATCACTGTTCATTCAAAAATAATTAATGCTTCTTACCATTGCGATAAGCAATTGAGCGAGGAATATTCTTACCAGATTCACGAGTGGAATCATAGACCGCTTTCTTAACTGTGTCGCCCGCAATCTGTTTTTCAACCTCTTCTTTAACAGGTTCGGATTCAGATTCTTCTACAGGTTTCTGGTCTTCAGCCATAATCTTTTTATAGCTACCAGCCATAGAGTTTTTAAGCATTTTCATTTTACCCTGATCCATTCCTTGAAGCACCTTACGGGCATCTTCTTTAGAGGTTTGTCCCGCTTCAAAAGAGGAAAGTACGTCAAACAAATCTACGCACTCCTTACTACAATACATTGTCATATATGAAGGGTAATTAAGAAATCTATCACAATTTGTGCAGTATTCATAATGCTTTCCACATACGACACAAGTTCTATCATATTTTCCCATATGTTAATCTCCTTTACTATTTTTATGGTTGCCTTTCATAGGCTCTCTATACTCACATAATCCTAATTCTCGACCTTTCCTTAAATATCGCACAACAGTGCCTATATGAATATGATACTGATTTGCGATATTCATTAAAGTCATATTAGGCATGTTTTTATATATTTCACAAACTGCAATTAGCACATTTTTTTGGGCAGCTAAATCAGCTTTATCAAAATCTACATTAGAAATATCAAATGGTATATTAGATTTAATTATAGAATGCTTAATATATTCTTTATCCGATTCGCTACAATTTAATTCTATATAATATTCTATTCCATTTTGTAAAGCTAATTCTTTTTTCTTTTTATCGATTTTTCTTTGTAAATCGATTTTTTTCCAACCATCTGCATAGTGCTGAGCGCCGTTTGTTTCTATTATACAATTGTATTCCGGTAAATAAAAATCATAACGATATTTGTCACACCATACAAAATCAGATTTATTTAATTGATATTTGAATTGAATGCCAACTTGTTCTATCACATTCAAAAAGAACTTTTCTGGATAACTAAAACCATCTGAACAATGCGGACATCCAAATGATTGAAAATATAAATGCGCTACAGATGTCTTTTTTTTAAATCCACAAATAGGACACGTCATATCTGTTTTTTTCATACTGGTCTTTGTGTGCTTATACACATAATCAATATCATCAATATAAGGTATTGCCCATGGCAATGTGGTTGAAATATCATTTATACCTACTACAACTTTAGTCCCAGCACAGCACCCACATCCTTTGCCATCTTTTAGATCAGACTCATTAACCCAAAAATCATCCATTATACAATCATAGCCACATATTAAACATTTATATTGATAATATTTATGATTCCTATTGTTAGGATTTTTATTATTTTCGATATATTTTCGGGCTGTAATTAATATATGTCTATCATGTGAGCCAATATGATCTTTAATTATATCACCTTCAGCATATTTCCATTCTATTGTTTGCCCAAATATTTTGGCAATTCTGCCCTTTTTTATATATCTTCCATAAAGCATATATTTTTTATTTTTATATATCACATATACTTTATCTCTTGATTTGAAGTCCACAATTTTAAAACTATCCTTTAAACCATCATACTCAAATGGTATACTTAACCCAATAGTTTTTCTCCAATCACAGGCTTCTTTACCATTTTTCAGAATTTTAGGAACCTCTGTTAAATCACATTTTCGCATATAATACTCCTTTTTACATTTTTCCTTCTTTTCCTTCCTGAAACTCTGAAATAAAAACATGGTGGGCTGTGACACCCACCATGCCATTAGTTATATTTAATTATAACATGTACAAGACATGTGTCAAGTATTACTGCTCAGCATCAGCTGTTGCATAGTAAACATGATACAGTGCCTTATCAGTCGAGCAGTAGTCAACCTGCAAGCTGCCGTTGAAGTCAAGCTGAGGATTATCAGAACTCAGAGCGACAGTAGTCTCAGGGCTAGGCTGGAAGGACGGAAGCACGATGTAAACCAAACTGTTACTTTCCCCAGTGCTTATTGGGTACTGACTATATTACTATAGCGGATAGGAATTTCTACCTATCTCTCACGTTTCTTATCTAGATTATTGCGTGAGTTCAGACTATATATCATCCCACATTATTCTTGTGGGCAACAGCTTCGATAAAACAATTAGTTATCTTATCCTGTAGTCGTTGCGGATTCTTGATAATATTACCAAGTCTTTCCTCAGGATTACCCATCTCTGGGCTTCCCCTGATATAGCTGTTATTGACACTTATTTTATTTTAACGATGTGCAAGTGTATATAGATTACTCTATAATCGTCATTTACATATTATAAACGAATAAATCATTATAAATATGCGACAAAGCGCGCAGCACATCGGCCTCACAGGGATCAACGCAGAGACCCTTGAGAGTCAGACGAACAGTAGCCGGGAACTTGTCAGCAGAGTTAAGAATATCAACACCCTCAGTAACCTGACGGTCATACTTAACAACATACTGAGCCTCAGTTGTGTCTGTAGGAGGAGTCAGCTTAGTACCATTCAGACCAAACTCAGTTGCAGAAGCGGCGGTACCCTGAGTATAAGCCTTACCCATAGCACCATTAGTACCCAGAGCATTCACGCTGATACGATTACCAGTAACAAAGCCATCCAGATCAACAGTAGTACCACTCTTAACAGTGATAATCTTAGGCATAACAATAACATTATCAGCAGTAGCGATATTAGCATCGTTACCAGACTGAGCTGCCATAACGTTCAGGTTGAGCATTGCGTTAGTCGCAGTAAACTCTCCCGTCTTTGCGTTCCAAAAGCGCTTAATCAGCGTACCGTCCTTATCAACAGCGTCACGAGACTCTGCGGAAATCTCAATAGAAGCCTCAGAAAGCTGAGTCAGGACATAAAGAGGTGTGCCATCAAATTTCTCGGCATAACCCATGGAAATTCTATCAATAATCAAATCACCAAGTTTAAAAGCCATAGCAATTACCTTCCTTTCTTGTTATTTTTTATTTTTAGCAATTCCCCTGTCATATTCATGTTTAATCTCACGCATGAAGTTGAATTGCTCTTTATCTACTTTAGAAACATCAGCAAAACCTGAATACGAACCGTGTAACAAAGCACTTGTAGATTCAATGATTTGCAATCTTTGCACACTGTCCATAAATTCATAATAGTTTACATTTTTTAATTCTTGTTTGTTATACTTGAAACCGGGATGATTTATACAGCCAGATATTAGTGGTAGAAGATAAGATGTAGAACTTGTTTCTTCATCTTTTTTAGCATTTAATTTCATTTCCTCTTCTTCAATCATCCACTCTTTAGTAGTACGATCTTTTGCTTTTTCTATTTTAGGGAACATATTAAAAGCACTTCTTAAATAATAAACGATTACATTATAGCTATCTTCATCTAACTCAAATTCCAATTCAGGATTATAGAGGGTTGAATTTCGTAAGACCTTAATAGTATCTGTAATTCCTTTTTCATCAATATTTGTCCAATTCTCTTCAGGCTGAATATATATTTCGAATTTAGAAAAATCCAAGTCTCCAAAAATCAATCGGGTCTGCTCTATACTCAGAGTCTTGTAAAGAATTAAGAACAATTGATAATCATTTAAAAAAGTCCAATCAATATTCATGTCTTTCCAAAGGAACAAGCGATAACTAGTAGGATTAGCTGTAAACACATTTAACATTGTCCAAAAACTGGATTCACCATATTGTTTATCGTATTCCAAAATATCCCCAATAGTAGGCTGATGAATAGTAATGAAATCATTAACGACATAATCATCTCCGTAGAACAATTGAAGTTGAGTAATATTAGAATTGACTGAAGTCATCGTAAATATTATTCGTGCCCATATGCCCATTAACGACATTAGGCGCTTTCATAAAGAATCTCATTCTACGGATATAATATTGTGCATCAATAATCATGGGCTTATCTTCATAACATCTAAGTTGTCTACCTAATGCATTAGTCCAACACAACAGGTCACGAATAATGTAACTAAGCAGGTCAGTGCGTGCGATACCATATTCAGTATCCATATCATCTTCATGAACAACACAATATACTTCGATAAGTTCATTTTTAACAGCTTTACCACCACGATCATATCTATCTGTCTGATCCCATATATCAAACATAATAAAATTAAGCACTTCCTTTTGTACCCCATTTAACTTAATCCAAGGCACAATCTGGTCATGCTTAATCGCTTCATTGTAATCTAATATTTCCTGACGTTTCTTTAATTCTTCTTCTGTGGGATTATCTTTATCCCTGTATTTATTCAGAGGCTTAGGTTGTTTAGCACCTAATACCTCTTTGAGATCTGGGTCTTCGTTAAATATTTTTATAAGCTGATCTTTTTTATAAATTATGTCATTACTATTACGATTATCCAAATCTCGTTTTATATTGGCTATATCTCTTTTCATCCTATTACCTCCACATCCATGGTAGAACGACTTTCACCTGTCATATCAGTAACAGTAAGCGTAAAAGTATGACCGATTAATGTCTTTGCACGCTTAGGATGAATGGATATGATATTATCATCAATTGTCTCCATTACCATCATATTATCTAAATGTTTAATTTCAGCATCTGTTAATCCATCCGTATCTTTTAAATTAAGCTTCCATTCTGATTTTCTTTCAGGTTCAATTACCTGTTCTCCACCAACGGTTCCTGTATAGTATTCAGCCACAAAATAATACGTTCCATTGATTTCTAATTTGTTATAATCTCTATCTCTAGTTTCCTGATCGACTAAATCTAATTCTAACTCGCCATCTTCATTGATATGAGCCGTGTAAATATAACTAGTTAAAGTAGTATCTTGAGGTTCAGCTTCTGGAATAACAATTTGCGTTTCGCCTGTATCATCATAATAATTACAAATCAGCAGTTCTTTGTTATCACGTTTTTCATCCCATTCATCCTGCTTGAGAGTTAAGTTAATAACGCCCATAGGATTAAGGTCAACCACCTTCGTAATCTCATAAACTTTTGGATTTATTTTATTATGAGACATAACAAAACGCTGTTCATGCTCCATATATCGAGTGTCACAAAGATTGAAGCGTTTAAGCCCCTCATCACCATATAACCAGTGTGTATCGGGTACCCAACCATTCGTGATATTATCTAACTGTGTGGTATAATCACTCGTCCACACGCCCTATTATATTACTTAATAATATCGTTAGTATTATTAAGGTTGTTTATTTAATTAAGCACAATACATATTTTGATATAGATTATATTTTCGTTCTAAATATAATTCAGCATCTTGATATAAAAAATCTAACAATTTTTTAACTTGATTACGTCCAGCCACCCTAATATTATAAGTTATATGATTTCTATGATAATATTCTTGTACGTGAATATTTAAAGTCTTCTCAATATAATCTTTCATAAATAATAAGAGTGGTTTATTGCCAGTTATTTGCCATCGACATTCCGTACTCATAATACATCCATCTCCATCCATATATCCACGGATAAAATCTTTCCATAAAATACGATCTATTTGTTTTGGAAAAGTGGTTTTAAATTCTTTACAAGGAACAAGACCATACTTATATAAAGAAGTAGCTAGATGTTTGTTATGTATTGACAACTTCCATTGATTAACTCTGTTTTGATCTGTTCTATGTGAGTAATCTATATATTTAAGTGGACAATTACTATTGATTTCCGTATTAATTTTATCAAGTATGTCTCGATCTCTTTCCTGTAAACATATAGATATTGTATTAGAACTACCATCCCTGTTCCCGTCGGCATATAGTAATCCTAGAATATATGCTTTATTTGGAGTATCAATTACATCAAAATAATTTTCATTTAATGTATAAATACGATGACATTCACTAGAATCTAAAATATGTATATTATTATCTTTTAATATACAACTTATTTTACTAGGATCACAGTGATAATCTGTCCCAATTTTTTGTAAACTTTCACCACTTTTATATCGTTTAATTATATCAGGTATATCCTCTTGAACGATTTCTCTTCTCCAACGAATATCATGTTCAATAAGAAAAGCAGCCATCGTCTGGACTTTTACATCATACTGTTTTGCTAAATCTTTTATTTCAACACCATTTAATCTTTGTTTCTCTATATCATTTACATATAATGATAAATATTGCTTAATTGTCATAATTCAATTCCTCCTAAAAATTGAGATATTAAAAAAGCCATAATCTTTCTTATTAGGAGTCGAAAGAAACGGGAGCTACCCGCTGTCTGGCTTTTCTAATTTTTATATATAAACAACTTTCCTTTGCTTTCACAAAGGTATAGACTATATCATTCATCATATGAATTTAATTAAATTCACTTAGAAGTCCTTCACTTCGGGAGACTTCTCCCTACTCGCATCTCAGCGATAGTCGTTGAGGGCAATTCTATTCGAATTTTCCCTGCTGATTATCCAATCCTTAATTTTTTAAACTATACCGTTTAGACATATTTCATTCTTCCGTTTTAGTATTAAGGCTCTAAGGACGTTCCAGCATATACGAAGGAATACACTGCAATGTTTCCAAATGCAGCGAGCTGTGAGATAATGATCGTAATCTCTCAACTTGTATAACTCGATGCAGACCTGCTACATCCGATAATATGCATTAACTCCATCTTACCATGGACTTTGCATATCCATTTAAAATCCCAATTACACTTTAAAATATTATATCTAACAAACTGTGCATCATCATTTTTATTAACAATCATCCACAGCTTATTCATATCGAACCCTTCATCTTGAAATGGATCGATAGGCTCAAATTCTTGAAACCCAATGTCATCACTTACATCATCAGGTATAAATACATATAATCCTATTTGATAATGAGTATTAGGTCTAAACTGAAGATAATAGTCAACAGCATCTTTTAAAATCGACACTGTTGCGTGCTTAGAATATTTGGCATCTTCATAATGCCAGCCTCTTTCAGGATCAAGTATATATACACGTTTGTATCCTGTATCACCAGTAAAGGTGGCATTCATTATCATATCTGACTGATTCCGTCTGGCCTGTGACAAATTCCTACCTCTACTGGTCAACATTGATTTATACATGTCTTGTGTAATCAAACCACATCAATCCTTTGAATTAATTTTATCCACTAAATTATGCGAGTCTAACACAAACTTTCTATATACCTGATAATCAAACCGCTCAGAACATGCTTCATTATAAGCGGCTTGCAGTTTACAACAAATCTCTACAATGGGTTCAGGATAGAAGAGTAGTTCATTTAGCCCATCTATCTCCTTCATTAGATTCACAAAATATTTTTTGAAATCTACATTTGTATATTTGTCTGCTGTTTTAGGGTCTTTATAGAGTAATAGCCAAAATAATTTTTTATGGAGTTTTTCTTTAAAATCAGCAATTTGAGAATCACTGAATGTTCCATAGAGGTATTCCATTAGGATTCACCTCCTCTAAGGAACGATGAAGCTGAAGAACCATCAATATATGAATTATTTGTAAGTCCTCTATCTCTGATAAGTTTTCTTTGCAGATAAATAGCCTTATCAAGAATTTCATTATTAACGGAATTATGATTAGCTTGTGCATAAAATTTCTCAGCGCTCGTACCATACATCTGCATCAGATTTACAGTGCTAAACACTAAAGGAGTCATCCACTGAACAATCATTCCATATCCAACTACATCCATAATAAATAATTTATCCAAGCTGTCATTAATAGGTCTCACCAATTCATATTCAATATGTCCTTCAATAATAACAGGCTCACCTGTCTCTTCATCTATTACAATCTCTCCATCTTCATCCAACTGTTCAGTTGGGTCTACGATAGAAAGACTGTTAAACAATCTGCTTACATACGGATCACTAAGACTGGAATAAATCAAACCCCATAAAAATTCATTCCTGTACTCGTCAGTTATTTCTTCTGTAAACAGATTTAAAATCTCCCCCTTCCGAAGAAAGGAGGAGATCAATTCATCGTATGTAATAGTAGGCATGTCAATTACCTCCTATTTACTTACTGTACATCACTATTCAGTCCAGTCAGAATTGCCAAGTCAGTTCCCCACATGCCATCCAAGGCTCTAATAGTGGAAATACTGTCAAGTTCACCATTCCTGACCATTTCAGCAGCGATGCTTTTAAGACTGTCTACAACACCAATAGGTAGGTTAGGAATAATAGCTTGAATTTCTCTAGTCGGTCTTTGAAGCAATTCCCTCAAATCCGATACCGGATAAAGTTTTGCGTAAAATTCTTTCAGTTTAGGAAACTCATCAATAAAATCCTGATCCTCGACAACAATCATAGGACGGAACAACAGACTGGTTCCAGCACGCACTTCAGCAACCAAATCCTGATATTCAATCCCAATGATATCGCCCATACCTAAAAATGTGTAAATCATATTAGTTCTTTTACCAAGAAGATGTGTCTTACCAGTAAGAATAGCCTTGCAAGGAATTCTGTCATCAGACGCAAACTTCTTCTTCTGGACTGTTTCTTTAACCTCTGGTTCAATCACAACATTCTCAGCAATAGTAGGTGCAGGTGTGACCTGCGTTCTTTTAGCACTTCTAGCCATAATTATTTACTCCTTTTATTCCATAAAATTAATTTTATCAAGCGGGAAGAGTCCACATACCGAAGTAGCGACCAAGCTGGACACCGACACCGAAGCCACGGGTCATTTCATACTTCATAACATCATCCCAACGACCGTTCTCTTCACCCTTCTCGGTGACCTGATAAATCTCGGTCTCACCCTGATCAACAACCTTGACAAACTTATCTTCCATAACGGGCAGAATAAGCAGAATCTTGTCATCAAAAGCTTTCTGAGTCAGGGTCTTGTCAAGGAAACGCTGAGGAATCTCAACCAGTTCAGTACCCTCATAAGTACCCAGTCTACCAGTATTGGCAACGCTTTCCTTCTGAGACTGTGCTCTCCAATCAACATCAGTCAGAGCATTCAGCTTCTTCAGAGCAGTCTTTGTACCAACAATAACAGCGGGGCAACCATTGATAGCTTCAACATTAGAAATGATCTCATCAAAGGTGTCCTTAACCAGAGTATTATTACCAATCAGAGTAGGAGAAGCGGGAAGCTTCTTGTATGCATCGCCAAAAGCGGCATAAATCTGATTAATAAGTTCATTCTGGAATGCCTTAGCAACAGCATTGACCAGAGCAGCCCAATCATCCTGACCAACCAGATAACGGTCAATCTGAGCACCAACAGCAGCACCATAGACTTCCTGTTTAACAGTAAATCTTTCACCTCTGCCAAGTCTCTGAAGCACGAAATCATGATGCTGACCAGAAACCTTAGCAACACTCAGCAGAGTATCATCATTAGTCACGAACTCAATAACGTCATCATTAGCGATGGAACGTCTGTCAACATACTGCATGAAGAAATCATTCTCACGAAGTCCTTCCTCAATCTTCAGATCAACAACTTCCTCGATAACCTCAAACAGCTCTTCGCCATGCTTACGCATTGCACGATGCAGAGTGCGCTTAGAGGGCTTCTCTTCATGAATGTCAAGAATCTGATAAACAAACTTTCTCAGCTTGTCATTAGCTTCCTGCTTGCCAATAATCTTGCCATCATCAACAATATCATTGCCCATAGCAAGATCAAACATCAGATTACGAACAGACTCATAAGGAGTCTCCGCAAAGATGCTTCTCAGATGTTCTGTAGAAAATACCTTAATCATATCGCTTTATCCTCCTTTCTTAGTCTATTACGCTGCAACGACATACTTGCCGTCTGCAAAAGAAACTGCCTTGCCAACAGCGGGTTCGCCTTGGAATCCCTCGACAGACATCTCAAAGATATCGCCCTTAACCAGAGAATAACCCTTAACAACATCACCCTTTTTGTTCACCCATGCCTTAGGGTCAAGGGTCTGAGGAATAGCCTCGTAAGGAGAAATCTCAGGCATCAGAATCCAAAGTGCCTCTGTAGCATCAGTAACCTCAACATACCAATTACCATTAGCGGCCTGCTCAACAATCTTACCTGCAAAAGTAGGAGCAGCCGCCTCTTTATAAGTACCAAGCTTAATATAGTCACCACGACCAACCAGAACGCCATTGTCATGATCAGCAGTCAGCTCGATATCGAAAATGTGTCCACCGCCATTAGCCGCAAGCAGCCTAGAGGGGAACGCTTCATTGTGTGTAAAAGTGAAAGCAATATCAATCATAGCTTTAAATCTCCTTTCTATAAATTTAATTTAAATTAGTCAAAGATATTTCCATATCTCTTACTGGTTTCAGCGCTCTTTCCTTCAGGAACTCTGAAGAAAGAGAATGTATGCTGATTAGTATCTTTTGAAACATGCTCTTTCTTACTATTATTCTTAATATAAGAGAGCAGAAGAGCATCGCATTTAACCTGAATCTCATCAGCAGAGAATTCAGTGGCCTTTTCCTTAATCTGTGCAAACTCAGCAGAATCAGAAATCAGTTCCCATTCATCAGAATTAATAATCTCTTCTTTACGGGAATCTTCAGCGGCTTTCTGATACTTAGCCAGTTCTTCAGATACAGCAGAATACTTAGAGCGAATATTTTCAATCTCGGCCTCTTCAGTGTCTGTCACATAAATTGCATGCACAGGAACTCTGTCACCCTTGAGAGAGAACACGCCAGCACGCTCACTATAAGCCTGACGATAAGCAGAACCAGCCCATACATCAACCATTACAAGTTCTTTGTCATAAACAAGAACACTATAATAAGCATTATCAGATTCAGAGTAGGTATCATTCACCAGTGTACCAAGCGCATAAATCTTATCATTCAGAGATACAGCAAATTCTTTGCCATTAACACTGTAAGTAATAGAATTCTCAATCTTCTTAACGGGTTCGTCATCTTGAACAGCTGGAGTCTCTTCTTGCGGCTCAGCTTCAGCTTCCTCAACTTCAGGCTCGGCTTCTTCCTCTTCGGCTTCAGACTCGTTGTCAGCTTCAGCCTCACCACCTTCAGCAGAATCAGAATCAGCTTCATCTTCAAAATTCGATTCAGGAGCAGGATCGGCCTCAGCGCTACCAAACATCTCTTCGAATTTAGCTTTCAGCTCTTCATCTGTCAGATTCTCATGCTCAAATGTGACATCTTCAGCAGTTACATTGTACTGTTCTAAAAGTTGCTCAAATAAGCCCATTTCATCTTTTCCTCCTTTCATAGAATTTTGATCTATCTCAAATGTGGCTTTATCCACATTGAAATTTAATAAAGATATGTTAGCACCTTCCATAGCTGGCTCAACTACAGAGCCATCTTCATAATAACCAAGAATTGTGATTCCCTTAAATACAAAATCATCAATATTTAATATCTTTTCCTTGGCATCATATGAAAAATCATAAACATCAATTTCAACAGACACTGGGCACTTTCCCTCAGCATCCATTAAAATGTCAGGTGCTTTTGTATAACCCTCATAAAGATAAGCGTCAGTTTCAATATATTCCTTATCATTATCAGCGTCATAAACTAATTCAGGCTTTGCATCAGCAGGAACATGACCAACGGGAATTTCATCATAGATAACCTCTCCATTATCACCTTCGTGCATTGCATGCCAGCCAAATACATTCTTTTCTTCTCCATCGATTTCCAACTTGTGAATGTATGCTAAAATAGGTCGGTTCTTAATACTCTTGAGATTCTTCTTCATAGAATTATAAGTGATCTGACTTCTATTTCTATTCTTACCAACATGGGCAGCTTGCAGATGCGCCCTTACAAGACCATCTTTAGACGTGTCATTGCTAAAAGACAGCGATCCCTCAAGACCGACTGCTACAAATGAAGCACCAAACTCATCTTTTGAAAATTTAAGATTGGTGCCCTTATTTACTAAGTAGTCATAAAAAGCATCTATACTAATAAACATAATACACCCCCTTACAGACATACCGTTCTTGAGAAGGTGCATTTATCTACAGGGACAGTACTGAACTCCCCATTTTCAAAACGACCTATATTAACAAATACAAACTGGCTTCCCTCTTTCTCCATTTCAGGATAACCAGCTTGTCTAAATAACTCAGCCACCTCTTCATCAGAGGTTTTAATAAACGGCATTTTTCCCATTTTTGAAACCTCCTTTTATTCGTTTGATCTATCTCTCTTGTCTCTAGTGGCCTCTCCTGAATCTGTAAGATCTGAGTCGTCAGACTCTGGTCTACCAACCTCACCATCACTATTACCAGAGGACGTATGACTAGATGCAAGAGGACTATTAAACTTTTCAGACAGACCAAGAATGTTTTCTTCAAGATAATTAGTAGCTAATGACTCATATTCACTAATGCCATTGAGCGCATTAAGTGCAAGTTTTACAGGAAGACCATAAGTACCATTCTCCAGTAATTCTTTCCTAAAGTCCTCTTTTGTATAAGCACTAATAGGGAAGAACACTACTTTACAAGGTGTACTCAGATTATAAGTTGCATATCTATTAACCCATCCCTGAGTCTGTCCAAGTAAAGAACTGATTGCCAATTCTGTATCAACCTTCATTGCCAGTTTCAGACCAGTTGTACCTGTAATAGATATACTATTCAGTACTTGTCCACCCATACCAGAATTAAGTACATTTTCTGTAGCTTTAGTAACTTTATTGCTATTAGTCGTAGCATCATTATCACTAAATCCAATGGTATTTAATTTTCCGGGCACAATAGCAGCAGAAGTGTAATCAGGTAATGCCTCTTCACACATTCTATTAAAGTATTGAATAATAATCTCAGGATCAACTTTCCAGTCGTCTATATTTTTACTGCCAGAGATAGTTTCCATCTCTAACCAGATTAACTTATAAATATCCTGTTCATCTGCAATAGCTTGGAAATCTTTAACATCTTCCAGATTAATTAATTCTGCAAATAAACCAGAATAATATGGGACAATCACTCTCCAGTCTTCAGTATTTAATTTTAAACATACAGTATATTCTTCTGGAAATATCTGCCATCTAAAATCATCACCACCAGATTCATACTGACGATACATACTTTCAAAAGGTTCACCCCAATACTCTAATAAATAATTATAAGTTCCTGTAAAATATGACATGTCCATAGCAAAGGCGAAATCACCGCTTGCAAATCTACCCGCAATCCTACAATAATCAGGATCAAGTGGAAGAATAAACAGGCCATTATCGTCATAATATGCGCAGCCATAAAACACATCTTGAAGAAAACAGATAAGATATATCATTAAGAATTTCTGTTGAAGATCAAGGCTATCAATAAATTTAGCTGTTTCAGCATATTCTTTTAATATCTTCTTATCATTTTGTGTATTAGCAGTTACATCATAATTTGGTATAATGCGCCTTGCATCCAATTCAAACATAGTCGCATTATAGTTAATAAGTTTCTTATACATCTGTGACCTATAATAAAGATACCAAGAAAGATTCCTAAGGTTCTTTTCATTATTGCTAATATTCTTTAAATAAGTAAGAAGTTTCTCTTTATTAAAAGTAGGAATTGCTTTTCTGGTATTCTTAGTCACATCTGTAATTTGTTTAAATGAATTTTCAGCAGCTTCAAAATTTTTTATCTTATTATAATTATCATTATAAAAAGACTGTAATTCTGAAATTGTCTTTACTCCATGCTGAGTATTAATTGATTCTCGTGTCTGGGCTGTGCTCGACACATTGCGATTTTTTCTTCTTTTACGTGCCATATGCACCTCCTCAAATAACTCTATTATTTCTTGTACGTCCTCTTCTAATAGGAAGACTATATACAAGCTGTTCCACATCAGATATATTAGGTTTTAATTGCAATTCTAATTGTTTCATGCACCAGTAATTATATGACAGAGAGGAGTAACGGTCTTTCCTATTACCCTTTGTCTCGAATACTTTCAACTTACCATCTTTATAATAACCTTTTAATTTTACTAACTCAAAGATGGCAGCAGATGTTTCTGCATATGATTTAAGCAATTCACCCTTTTCATATACGGTTAATTTCTTATAGCTCTTAAACTCTTTAGAAAGATATATTTCCGCATCATTCTCAGATACTAAGAAATCAACATTACCATTCTGAATTGCATTACGGAGTAAGAGGCAATATACACTATTAGAATCGGCTGACGCTTTAACAGAATAAACAACTTTTTTAGCATCACGAACTTTACAACGCTGTGCCATTTCATCATTATTACAGCAAGTCAAAGCTTTATAAGTATTTCCTGTTTCAGGATCATATTGGTCTTTTATAATATAATCATAAACTCCTAAGCCACTCCCGTTGGTATCAAGTACTAAATATGTACAACCATACTCATAAAAATATCTCATAACAATTAAAGCCAATTCGTCTGTAGTAAGTCCCTCAAAAGTATCACCAAATATAAAGTGGGCTTTATATTTTGTATCTGTAGTTTTAATTGCGTCATTAATATATATGGCAGCAGCGTCATTTTTTTTCTTTTTAGTAGAAGCCATAAGTGCAACGTCAACTGATAATATACGTTCTCCATTTCTAGGAGCGTGTGGAATAGGATTATCTTTAGAATAAAATTTTAAAGGTAGTAATCCTTTTTTATTTACTCTAAGTCGGGTGGCTTCATCAAAACTAAACACACCACCTTCATTATCACCATACCAAAAACAATCATCTTCCATATGAAAAGCAACTTCATCAAAATCGTCTTCTGACATACGGTCTTCAACTTCATCTCTCATTAATAAACCCTCAAGAATAGATATCTGATAAGGAAGACCACAAACAAAATATTTTCTTTTTGGATTAATGAAGTTTTTAAAATACGCTAAAAATTTATCATAACCCCAGCTTGATTTTAACCATGCAGAAGACATATATATTTCTTTGTTACGTTCTTGAAGATGGGAATATTCTGGTTTACTAAGGTAGCCCGGTGATCGAGGGGCTTTCAAAAATTCACGAATAACACTATCAATAATACGTTTATCTGTTTTAACATATTCGTCTACTATAATAATATTACAGTGAGCGGAACGTGCATTGTCTGTACTAGTAGTTATTTTAATCCAACTATCATTTTTAAAATATACTGAACCATCATTCTGCCCTATACTGATTTTAGCTATTTCATTTCTTAAAAAGCTACTTTGGGGACAAAATTCATCTCTAATTTTTAACAACGATTCAGCGGCCTGTTTTAGTACAGGTGCTGTTATTATAACTTTAGAACCGGGATATAAAATACAATATATTGTTGCCACGAGTGCAACTAACATAGTTTTGCCCTGACCCCTTGCGGCTAAGTAGAGGACGTAATTATTATGCATCATTGCCCATAATAATAATTCCTGAAACCATCGCAACCGAATAGTTTTAAATTGTAATACATCCTTTACAAATCTTTGTGGATTTGCTCGATAATATCCAGCACGCCAAGCAATGGTTTTCATTAATTTGTTATGCTTTTCTTCTTTAACTTCATCTATACTTCTAGTTTCTTCTATAAATTCAGCCATTATTCATCATCCGATTCAAATTCTTGAGCCATTTTATTTCCGAAAATTTCGTCAAAAATAGCTTCTGTATCATCGCCCTCTTCATATTCAGGACGTGTCACAGTAAATTTACCAATAAATCTTTCATATATAGAAGAAAAAGCATTTTTTAAATTAAGCATTTTAGCCAAGTGTCCTTTAAAGAACACATCAATTAACAAGCCAATCCTATCCACATCAGCCCATTCACCCTCTGGTTCAGGAATTGGTCTTTCCATCTCCCAAGCTTTAATTAATTCACCGAAACTTTTTTGATCAGTCATGGCATCAGTAGAATTCTGTGTAGGCTTAATTCCTAAACTTGTCATAATATCCTGACAAGATTTAATAGCATCTTTAGGATCTGACCCCTCTTTAGCTAATTGTCTGGCTCTCATATCTTGTATGCACAACTGCTCAAACAAAACCTCTTGAGCCTTAGCTTCGGCAGGATATCTGGACACCCAGTCTTCATAAGCACTTTCAAGTTGATATAGTTCTTCAGCAGAATAAGCGCCAAATCTTTTACGACCACGTTTAATTATCTCTTGGTCTTCATCGACTATATCAATCCTATCTGGTTGCTTAGTAACAAGCTTTTCACCCCATTCAGAGTTCTCCCATGTTTTATCTTTATATGCTGGGAAACTATTTATCTGAGTCATATATCTTTGGAATGGCATCATTTTTGCTTTACCAGAATCATTAGATTCTTCATTGTTATATGCATTAACACAGCTAACATATAAACTTTCAATAAAAGGTCTATCCATTTTCCGTAAAACTCTTTGGACAGACAATTTAGTCTCTTTAGGCTGATCCGTGGGCTTCTCTATATTCTCTGCATCTCTAAAGACACACTCTTTACAATATGGATAAAACCCATGTATTGTATTTCTATCTGCATAAAAGTTTTCTCTCTTTGCAGATTTTAATCGTCCACAAGAAGGACACACCAAATCATCACATTTCGTGATTCTTGTATAGCGTTCTGCAAGAGCATTATATTCGTTTCGCAAATCACCTACTCTCATTTTTTTTACAGCTTCTTGGCTCTTAACCTCACGAAGATAAGCCATGCAATCACCTTCCTTTTTTATCTGTTTGATTCATTAAAAGTTACATACGAAATAACGGGAGGGGGATTTGAACCCCCGAATCTCTAGCCCATGAAGCTAGTGAGTTAAACCGAACTTCTCCATCCCGCGATATAATAAAGAAGAGACACGCTTGCACGCATCTCTTCCTATTTATAATATGAATTTATATGATTCATTATGACCATAAATATGATGAAAACCAAAAATCTTCACAGCTGGCTTACTACCTTTAAAAATACTATCCGCATAAGGATCGCATCCCACAAAACTAGGACACACTAAAACCTCAGTATCATGGCAACATCCTTCAGAACCACTGATCTCTTTACTGGTATGCGTATGTCCAATAATAAGATAATCAACCATTTCATCCTGTTTAACAGACAACATACTCAACGCATTCTCAAAACTCTTAATCTGATGACCATGCATTGCAATTACATTAAACCCAGTCACATCAATCTTAGTAAACCATTCACCCTCTTTAGGGGTATTAACTGTAATCCGCTTATTTGACACACACAAGTCTTCAATATAATGCCCGATAATATATTCCACGTCTTCATCCATCAACTCATTAGGTCTTGTACCAAGCACTCTAAGCTGAGAATGATTAGAAGAGCCTACATGATAATATTTAATATAAGCATATTTAGATAATTCTGTTAAGAATGCAGCCACAGTCTTAGATACTTCAACAACAGCAACCACCATAGAAGAATCATTAATCTTTAAATCATTGGCATGAATAAGACCTTGAACAAAATCACCCAGACCAAGCACTGTCAGTTCTTTGACCTTATGAGAACGAATAAAGTTCACAATATCCACAACCAACAGATCAAATCTATCCTTCATAATATCCAATGAATATTCATTAGTTAAAGATGTAAACTTTGCACCTGCATGAATATCTGCAAGACACAAAACGTATGCCTCTTCACTGTCATCGTTAACCTGAACCGCTTCAAACTCTGGCACAGGAATAGTCTGAGCCAAGTTATGAATTTGTTCAAAGAATAATTCCCTACGAGCCTGTTCTCTATCAATCCTGTTGCGCTCAACATTTAACGTCTGTATTTTAATTCTTTCACGTCTAAGTTCCTCAAGTTGCTTCTGAATATTAGGATCGTATTCAGCATCTGAAACCATAGCACTAAATACATTATCATAATATCTTTTAGCAGTAGAAACTTGACGTCTATAAGTATCGCTATTTTTCCATTGGCTTTCATCTGTATATAACTGAGCATTTACTGTATCAGCCACGTCTTTCCATGAATCAATCAGCCCGTCACCAATATAATGCCCAATTCTCCAAATATATTGTTCTTCTGATTCAGTAGGTAATTTATTTAATAATTGTTTATCCATATATTATCCTCATTCAAAAATATAAGTCAGTTCAACATCCTGCCCAATAATCTTATCTACAACACCCAAGTCCTTACCCTTATCAGCAAAGAAGTAATATTCCTTATCAAAAGTCTTATCATAGAACTCTGGATCAATTTTGGTTACAGACAAAATCATTTTCTTGATTCTTTCCTCGGTATAGTCATTAAAAGCAATGAAATCCTTAACCTTGGAATTAGAACCAGCAATATCGATGGTTCCGTCATGCTGAAGGAATGTTGTATTTTCAAATGCAATTCTGTCATGCCCGTTAATATAGATATAGTAAGCAGCCGATGCTACAAATCCCATACCTACTGTTCTAATAGGCGTCTTAGATTGTTTAAGAATATCAATAAAAAACAGTGTACTAAATAAGTCGCCACCACAACTATTAATAAGGATAGTAATAGGCTTCCTTAAATCAGGAGCGATATTCTTATCCTCTTCATTCCACTTCAAAATACGAATAGCATAGGATTCAATAATAGTACTATCAATATCTTTATTAAAGATCAGAACCCGTTTACCCGTATAAAATTTCATTAATTCATCGTATACATCTGCGCCCATTTCTTCAATATAAGAAAATTCATTTCCCACTTCAGGGAGTAATGCAAGTTCAGCCATACACGTTTCCTCCTTTTAATTCCTTTAATCAAATAAATCAGCAAACATTTTAGAAGTCTCACTACGCACATCTTCTGACAGATATACACACGCGAAAAGTGGATTTCCTTTAAGTTTTTCGCACATGCGTAATAAAGGGTTAAACTCAGTGCTGTCTAACAATGACTGTTTATAATCCCCTGAAAAATATATTTTACTATTTGTGCCCACCCTTGTTCCTACTAATTTAATTTGCTTTTCTGTCAAGTCCTCTGCTTCATCACAAAGCATGACTGTTTCATTATATGTTGTACCTTTCATATAATAAAGAACAGTAGAATCAATTACCCCTTGCTGTACTAGGCTTTTATATTCAAACTCTCCTCCATTTAATTGCTGAATAAACGGGAGTTGAAATAAACCTATCTTATCTGAGACATCACCGGGCAGGAAACCAATTTCACGTCCTTCTCCCCAAGCTTCACGTACACACAATATTTTTGATTGCGTACCTTTTCTTTTAACACTGTCAAGAGCCATAGCGGTAGCAAGCATTGTCTTTCCCGACCCGTATGTTCCTAGCAAAGCAACGGCAGTAATTTTATCATCATTTAATGCATCAAGAGCACACCTCTGTTCTGCATTTTTCCCTTTTATATATTTGCTGTCAGGAAGTTTAAGATTTACAAACTTGTCACCTGTAAATCTCATTTCAAATTCCTGCCCAGTGTCCGTATTTTTAATAATGGCATATTCATTAATACACCAATTTTTATAATTTTCAGGGGAAAGCATTGTATTTATATACTTAGTGTCCCCTTCGATTCTTTTATAACCTTTATAAAAATCCAAAAGAATCCTCCTTTATAATTAAGAAAGGAGTCAGCATAAAGCCGACTCCTTTCAATAATAATTACTGTTGTTCCAATTTATCTATACATTGCTGGAGCGCTCTACGCTCTTTCTCAGATGAAACATTGTCCATCATGTCTTCAAGCTTTCCAATCATGCGTTCTTTTTCAGAATCACGACTTACATAACGTCCAGTCCTTGCGCTACGTCCTCTACGTTCAGAATATTCATTATCCTGAGACGCATCATACGCACCTGCATAAGCACCATCATAAGCATGGTTATAAGTATTGCTCATTTGATCCATTGGCATTCTATAAGAATTCCCTTGATGACTCATATCATTGTTATGATACATAAACCAAGGATAATGATTAGAATTACCACCCATGTTATTATAAGAATCACCTCTGTGACTCATTTCATATTCTTCGCTACCACCAGACTCTTTCATAGCCTTTTCTGTCTCCATGTCAAGCATAATAGCAGACGCTTTATACAGACTATCAAGTTCCTGAGGAGTAATATCACCTTTTTTCAGAATCTTACAAATCTGATCATCAAGGAGTTCTTTGAGTTGATCATAATGTTTAGAAAGTCCCATACTCTTGTCCCTCCTTTCAAGCCGTTCTGCTAATACTCAAACTACCATCAACCACATTAATTAATGGAGTAGGAGTTATTGCCGAATCATTAACAGTGCCATTTACATATTCTACTGAAACCGTAAAACAACATCCACGAGGAACATCTACAGTAGCCCTTGAAGTTACATTCCCATATTCATCAACGGCAGAAGGGGTAAAAATACTTCTACTGCCATCACGACTTTCCCCTGAGACCACGATAGCGGTCGCTATAGGAGTAATTGCTCCACCTTCAGGAATTGCTATATTACCTGTAAATTCAACATTATAGCGTGCAAAACATGCGGTAGGATTATTAACGATACCACGCAGAACAAAAATCCCCGTTCCACTTTGGTGAAAAATGTAACCACGATTACAGGGGATAGAATCCACAAAAGGAATTGCAGTATTAAGCGCTACGCT